TTTCTGGTGTCACTTACTAACCATCCTAGATGCTTGGGCAAGCTGTCCTACATTTTGTATCTCTTGTTGCTCTTGCATCATTTCCATTTGTTGCTGTTGCTGTGCTGCGCGTTCCTCACGAACTTGCTGCACCTCACGCTCTGACTTTAATGCAGTCTTTGGTACGCCCAATGCCTCAGTCACATGCTTAACCAATCCATCTGCATCAATATGGTCGCCTACTGGTAGGGATTGTGACAATGGCATCAGTATTTCTAGCGCCTGCATAGTGCTGTTAAGACTGCTTGACTTCTGCGCACGGGCTAGTGGTGATACATATTCAATGTCTACATCGCGCCCCTGCAACATTTCTGGTGGCTGTTGAAGCATCTCACTGCGCAGCATTAGCGCAAATACACGGTCAATAAGAGGCCGAAGCATCTCATTCATTAGCCTGCCTAGTACGGGGCCAATAACCCTCATGCGTTCTTCTTGCCGCTGGACAACCTCAGTAGCTGTCATATTAGGTGAACCACCACTAAGAAGCTGGTCAACATAGAACGCTGAACGAATAGCTGTACGCCGTTGTTCTTCCATGCTTAGACCAATGGGAATGTTTGCGCCTGTGTTTAGCGGCGTAATCATCTCTCTAGTACCGCTTCTAAAGAAGTTCAATCCCCCAGGCTGCGTTCTGATGGGCAAGAGGAATCCATCATCAGGAACAAGAAGGGGAGGGTCTATCTGTTTCTGAGCAGCTTGGATGATTGTCTTAGACATAAGATTCAACATCTTAACATCAGGCAACGCAGTCATCGCTGGGGAACGCCCCATTGTCTCGCCAGTTGCCTTCAAAAATCGCGGAACAATGTACGGGAACTCTTGGAAGCCACTTTCTGAAAGCAGCATCTTTGTTTGCATATCAATGTAGAATGACGCAAACGGCATGTTTTTATTGTCACGCTTGTTAGGGTCGCGATTAATACGAGGCACAACAGCATGTAACAAATCTATTTCATCATCTGGCTTTTCTTTAAATTTCTTGGCAATGTAGTCACCAACATTATCAATACCAAACCTCTGCACAGCTTGACGGGCTGGTAGCCTGTACAGTCTAAATACCGTATCTACAATGCCAAACTGGTTTTCTTGAACGTAGAACTCGGATATATGCCTTGTGCTAAACCGTAAGTCACGGTCATCCATCTCAACAAACATACAGCCTGTACCGAATACAACCAGGTCAACGTACATTTCATGGACTTCAGTTTCAAAGTTAGAGTGGCTAAACGCCCTCATCATACGCATACTGGTGTCCTGCAACCATTCGCGCACCTCATCATCACGGCCTATGTCTGCATCTTTTAAGTCTAGGTGGAACCAGGGAGTTGCGCCACTGGTCAACATGCCGTGGAGACTGGCTGATAGCAAATCGACAGCCTGCAATGCAGTACCATCGAATATCATCTCCATTCGCTTTTCGCCTCTGGAACGCTTGCGAACAATATCGGCTTTGCGGGGCAGCATGTAATCAGCAAGTTCCTGATAATGCGTGTCCCAATTATCCCTACGGGTCTTTAGTGAATCGTACCGTTTTACCAGTGACTTAATGAAATCCTGCATAAATTACCCCAATAAAGTAGGTTTGCCGCCAGTTGCTGTAAAATCTGAACCATCTTCAGCCATGCCAGAACCAGCAACTATAGTAGACCCAGCACCTTTTCTTCTACGGGCTTTCTTAATCGCTTCTTCAGCCAAGGCTGCTGAACGCTGTGTATCTTCTTCAGCGGCCTGTACTGGTGGTGGAGGTGGCGGTGGTGCTGGTGGCACATAAACCTTTGGCTTTAGGAACGACATTAAGAACCACCCCCTGTTGGAGATTTAGGACTTGGTTTTGCAAAAGCTACACCGTAGCCTTCCATTATTGTACCAGCTTGTCCTGCGCGTTTGCCTTTTGTCCGGCGGCGGGATTTTGAGGCTATGATTGTTTCATCCGGTGCAGCCTCTGGCGTTACCTCTGGCGTTACCTCTGGCTCTGGTGGTGGCGTGCGTCTGCGGTCATCTTTGTCAATGCCAATAACAGTGTCAATAACTTCTTCACCTATTTTCTTAACAGGCTTCTCAATAACTTCTTCAAAAATCTCGCCCACTACTTTTCTGCCGCCCTTAACAGCCTTGTCTATCGGTTTCTTAATAATCTTGGGAACAAATTTTGGTAATCCACCGCCCATGCTAATCTCCTACTTTCCTGATAATAATCCGGTTGATTGTATAATTGTACTACCTTTTCTTTTCCTTCCACGAGACTTAGAAGGCGTGTTAGATTTTTCAGTAGTTTTTTCGAGTGGCACCTCAACAGTTGGCCTACTCATAACTGTTTTTTTAGAGGCTGGTGGGGCTGTTTCGCTTTTCTCCATCATCTCGGAAGCCTTTAAAAATTTTCCAAGAATATCTTTACTTTCAGGGTTTGTCTGTTGACTAATCCCCTTTTTAAGCGCCTTCCTAAAGGCATTACTGCGCATCCCTAAACCACTACCCATAATATTTTCCTAATTACAGCTATGAAATCCTAGTTTTTGTGTCTCAGTGCGCAGCCAGTACGCATTTTTGTACCCTTTATTAGATAACATACTTTTTAAGTTTCGGAAACCTATAGCTATGTTTCTTTTACCGCCAATTGCAATAAAGTCAATTATCCACGGAACTGTGCCGCCACCGTCATAACCTTCCATTGGAAACTCTAGGCTGTCAGTATACTCAACAATCTGTCCATAATTAGGAAACGCCCAGGTTGCAAAGCATATTGGCATGTCAGAGTTATCTCTTAGAACTATGTACTGACCAAGCATCATAGGCGGTCTAATGCAGCGTTCAACTTCTTCAACGCCCCACCAGCCGTGGTAATCACTCCAATCAAGCAGATACTTGATAGCTTCTACATCTATAGACTTGCTCATAACGTGAATGGGTTATACTCCATCTGTGCTATTTGCTGCGGAGGTTTCGTAAAGTTACTTCTATTTTCGAGGCCAACAGCGAGATACCGAAATGCATCTGCCGCATGTGACGTAAAATCATGTAACGGATGGTCTCTAAAAACTTTGCGCCTATCATCCCACTCCTGCCTGTACTGCCGTAAATACTCAATACCATCATGGCATTTATCCTTATCAAAATAACATTTAGGTATCAACATCCTTGCGGCGTTAATGCCATCTGCCACTTTCATCTTGGGTATAACCCTAAACTTAATGCCTAAAGTATAAGCTGTCTCTAGCCTAGACTTGCCGCTGCCTAATTCTCTTACTTGAATGTCATGCGGGGCTAAATGGTCGCCGTAATTGTAATCCTTCTGATTAAGAATATCTGCGTAATGGTCTAAGCCAACGCCGCTACTCTCGTAATAATCAATAACATTAACCGCACCGCCACGGAAAATCTGGGCGAACCATATAGCTGTGGAATCGTTTATTCCCAAATCCCAAGCTGTATGCACAGGATACATAGGGTCGTATGGCGCTCGCGTTACCCTGCCGTTATCATCAGCATCAACAAGTAACTTTGCATAGTAAGCGCCAATAATAGCAGCAGTAAACGAACACTCATACTCCTGTTCATATTGTTCTGGTGTCATCTGTGCTTGGGCAGCTTCTAACTCTATATCTTTTACCAAGCCACTTTCACTAGCTTTGACAGTCTTGTGATACCACTGGTCAGAACCGTTCTCTACCTCTGACTTGGCAGTTTGTAGTAAATCAAAAAAATGATTATGCCCTGCTGGTGTACCTAGAAATATAGCCGCACCCTCTCTGTCAGATAGTGCTGGCCTCACAACCTCCCCCCATACCCTCGGGTTCTGCATACCAAACTCATCAAACGCACACATATCTAAATAAATACCACGCAAACTATCCGGGTTCTCAGCAGACAACAGCATCAACCTACCGCCATTAGGAAAGTCCACACGCAGTTCTGTCTCATTAAAAGAAACACCTGGTATTACACCCGCATAGAACTTCACATAATCCCAAGCAATCCTCTTGGCCTGCGTAAATGTAGGCGCTACAAACGCCACCCTTGGCCTCGGTAACTCACAGGTCAAAGCCTTCTTAATAAGTTCATTAACAGCCCACACGGTCTTACCAAAGCGTCTGTGCATCACAAGCACGTTCCATCGCTTCAAACTGTTGTGCATCTCTGCCTGTAAGGGCCGAGGCTTATAAGGTATCTTAACTGCTTGTGCCACTGTCAGTCTCCCACAATATCCTAACTGTACCATCACTGACCTCTACGCCAGCACGGTTCTTAGCTTCCCCAAACTTCTCAGGCAGCACCTTGCCTACCTTCCACCGTACATGATGCGCATAGTCCCTCAACACATTAGGGTTGTAATCCTTCCTACCATGCAATGCATCACCATACAGCGTGTCTAACTCCTCTAAAGCCTTCTCCGCACTGTACTGCTGCGCTTCCTTAACAGCCGCTGCAAACTCCTCATCCCTCTTGCAACGCTGGTAGAACGCAGTCCTGGACACGCCAGTGGCCTCGCATACGTCAACAATGCTATGCCCGTCTGCAATGCTGGATATGATTATGTCTGTGCGCTGTCTGGTAAGCTTGGTCATGGTTACTCCTGTGTGTGTGCTGGATAGTAGTATTTAACATATATATAGCAGGCCGCGCGCTGTCGGGTGTACCGCCTTGTAAAACATGCCCCCTATGCCTTGCGATGCCGAAACAATGCAGTGTGGCCTGGCTGCAACAGTGTGTGACATATTTGCAACACCTGGTTTTGTGTGATAGGCTCGCGGCGATTGCATTGCAGCGCGGGTGGCTCTGTGCTTTGTGCGTGTTGTGAAATGCAAATCAAACCCCATTCAAAACAAAAGCCAAACAATATCAGC